CATCTCTGCCAGGTGCGTGCTTGTGACGTACGGCTGCCCATCGGAGTCGACAAGGGCCGCACGAATCAATCGCCGCTCGGCCGAACGCAGCTTGTCCATTCGCATGCCGCCGGTCGACTTATGCACGGCCACCTGATAATCCGACACCTCTTGCTCGAATAACGATCGGATGCGGCACACTAAGCCCCTGACTGGCAGCGGGTCCAACGTCTTAAATCGTCGAACTGGTGCGCCGCCGAACATCTGGGCGGCACCTGCAATCTCGGGCGTCGCAGTCGTGTCATCGGTAGTTTCTTCACTCATTGGGTTCCTCACTCGGTTGTGACAGCGTCGTCGCCGTCGGTTTCATCTTCGCCAAACTCCAAGTCTTCCTCGTCGGTTTCGGCATTTGGGCCGGGGATCGGGTTACCCAGGGGGTCGTAGCCGATCATCAATCCATCGTCGAACGCCTGGTAGTCCTCAGGCTGAATGCCAGCGGCAATTCGCCTATAGGACTTCTGGGCATGCTCCATGTCCTTCTCTGTCATGCCACACGCCTTGCGGCATTCATCGTCGGCAGGAATGGCGTTGCCGTGTTGCACCAACTTGTAGGCATCGGGGCGTTCGTGGATATGCCCAGCGGGCTTCTCTACGTAGACCTTTTTGCCGTCGACTTCTGTTGCCACTTTCAGCGGCATCAAGAATTCTACTTTCATCGAAGGGTTCCTTTCGATAGGGTTAGCTCGGGAACGTCGGCAAGCCCGTTAGCTTGATCGAGAACGTGCCCTTTAACGCTTCCGGAAGTGCAACCGCACCCCCGAATCCGAAGCCGGCACCCGAGAACGGCCATTCGGTCGTACCGGTGTCGGCAAAGATGATATTCCAGTCAGTTTCAACTGGGGTTTCCAGTAGGGCCAGCATAGCCTTGTGGCTAGCCAGAACCGGATCCAGGAACAATTCACCAGAGACACTACCGCCCTCAGTCCGCCCAGTACATGCGTACGGAATACCCGCTAGCGTGTTATCGAGCGTGTCCACCTCGGTCGTCTCGGACTCCATATCCGGGAGCGTCAGAGAGATGATTTGAGCAACGGCCGTGAGCGTCGAGGAAATGTCCTGCTGGAGAACGGTCCCCTTGCATCTTACTTTTGCCATGGGTCTATCCTTTCTACTTTACTTTGGCCGCTTCTCGGGCCAGGACTTGTTTACTCTTCGCCGCGGCTGCCGCGAGTGCCGGGGCCGCTCCTACGCTTATCGCCGTATCGATCACGTCGTCTAACGTTGGTTCCATTCGCCCAGTGGGATCCCCACTGTCTTTTTTTCTTTCCCCTGCGCCCTTGGGTGCCCCTCGAACGAACCAGTGGATGTTCGAGGCCGATACACCGACGCCGGGCTGAGTCTTATCGCCCGCCCGATCTGTTGCGTCGGCCGCCCGTTGGCCGCGTATTTTCTTGCTCTTCTTACCCACGCCGAAACCGGCTTTGCCAACTGCGTCTCCGCCTGCTTGCGTCTTGAGTCGATTGCCAATAGTCTGCTTTGCAATCCGCTTGACGTTCGGATCTGCATCCGATGCGTCGATAGCTTTCTTGATAGTTCGAGCCAGTGAAGTTAGCCCTGCTTTTACACCAGCTTTTGCCGCCTTCTTGCTCGCACCGGACACGCGGTCCAGCGAGCGAAACATCTTGTCGAGTCCTTTGAGTCTGTCCCGTGCCATTACGATGCGGCCTCCGAGAACGTCATGGTCCAGTTCATTACGTAGTCGTACCACCTAGAGGACTCGCCTCCAGAACCATCCTTGCGTTCCGGCTGAGCAAGAACCGTGTGATTTAGGTTTGCGTCGAAGGTCCCGACATACCCGTCCAATGCCGTCCGTACGGCTCGCTGTAGATCGTGCGAATCGCTTGACACGGCGGCCCTGCACGTAATCGAAACCTCGGCGGTGACCCACTCGACCTTACCGTTTAGTTCCGGCTCCTCGACTTCCTCGTCGAGTTCGATGATGACCATCGCGGAGGTCGCACTGCACACCCGTGGCCATGCGTCCCATATCAGCGCATTGCCACCCGTTCCGACAAGATCAGTGACACCACTGTCGGCAAGTAGGACGGTTCGGATTTCGGTTACGATGTTCATGTCACGTTTTCGATCGCCATGATTTCCAGTTCGCGATTCTCCTCGTCGATGTTGATGACGCTCGTGAACTCAAATTTACGATCGCCAAGCATCGCGTACATCTTCCCGGTGATCCCGCCCTGATAGACCAGGTTTATCCTGTGCGTCAACGTGCGCATCTGGCAGCCAGCTTGAAACAGTTCATTGCCTCGTAGCGGTGTCAACTTGGCCCGAATCACCATCAGGGCTATCGGCGTTCCGTCGGTACCGCCGCTCTCCGTCGGAGCTTCATTCAGCGCGAAGACAGACATCTGCTTATTCATATCGCCAAGCGGCGTCCAGGCAGTTCCACGTGGCGTCCATCGTTGGGTCATCGTGGATCCCTCCCGTCGAACCATCGTTCAGGCTCACCCTGCGAACCGCTCATCACGTCGCTAACGGCGGCAGCCTGTCCGCAGAGCCACTCCGTCGGTGCATAGACCGGCAACGCATGCTGCAGTTGGTTCAGACAGACGTCGATATGGATCTCAGCCTTCTCTACATGCCTCGGGAGATCCGTCAACGCCTTGCCTCGGATCGCATAGGCATGGGTTTTCGTGCATCCACCGACACGCAGTACGCCGTCGGCCGCATCAGTTGGCGGCATCCTATGGGCACCGCCGAAATAGATCATTTGCCAATCGGACGGCACGTTCCGCAAAAACGCCTGCGCCCGTTCAATAAACCGGTCACAGAAAATGCAATCATCCTCGAACACAATAATCGAATGGGCTTCCTCCGCCGCTTGATGCCAGAGTTGCAAGTGCGATGCTCGACATCCATAGGCACCGGGGCCGGACCGCCAATGCGTCGGCACGTTCATCGCCAGGCCATCCGTCGCGGAAACACGCTCAGGCGTCGGCCAGGACCACGGATGAGGCAGCCTGTCGCAGAAGCCTTCCCACCTAGCCGGTCGTCGATCGAGATTGATTACGCAAGTGCGGTCGAACACGTTAATTCTGCTTGATCCTGTAGGGTGCTATGAGATGCCGGACAGCCGCCGGCATATCCTGCGGCGGCTCATCACCTCGGATTCTGTACATGTTTCCGACAAGCAGCTTGATCGCCTGGCGTAACGGCATCGGCACGTCGATTGCCTCGTCGCCGTAGCCGCTGACGACCTGGATAGTCACATCGTCCCTGTGCCCACGTGGACTCGGCCACGACTGGCCAAACTGCAAGCCGACGAACCAGAAACCGAGGTTCGAGCTTATTTCGTAGACCGAGGAATCGACGGTTTGCAGGTCGCCGTTGCCGTCGGTGTACTTGACGAAGGTAATCGATTGCAGTGGCGGCCTCGGGATGAACATCCGCGAACGGAATCCGTTGAACCAATACTGCCATGTTTGCGTGATGAATGAAGACCAGCAAACCTCTTCGAGTTGCAATCTCGCCGCCGTCACCAGATCGCACAAATAGTCGTCGTCTTCGTGCGTCGTGACGTTGCAGTGCTTGCGTGCCTGCGGCCCATCGACGGGCTCGACCGCCGGTGCGGTTATCAGCAGTTCTTTCGTTCGTTGATACATGGGGCTAGCTCAAGGCGTGCCGTTCGGACGTGTTCTTGCTTCTCGCTCGCTTCGGTCGGTTGCGACTGCCTCGGGATGGGCTCTCAGGGACCATCACTTCCTGTTGGCTGGCCACAACTCGCTCCGCCTTGCGTTGCAAGATCCATAATTCCGCGACACCATCGGCGACAGTGATCGTCGATCCGATCTTTCGGTAGCTGATCGGTCTGAGTAATCGCACTTCCATCTCTCGTATCCTCCGATTGAATTTGCCTATAACCCCGCCGCCGTGCGATGACGACGGCGGGGCCGGAGAAACGAAGACGCTTACGCTGCGAATGCCGGGACCTGGAGGACCTGCGACGCACCGTATCCGGCTGCATCGTTGGGTCCGGTCTCGGCACGGGACAGGATGGCGATGGCGCTGAGAAAACCGCCCGTGCTTCCATCGTCGATCGTGGCAACGAGATCCAGGAACCGCTTGCGGCCACGCAGATCGATGTTGAATACGAAAAACTCGTTGTCTTCGTCTGCTGCCGGCAATGTCGATGTATCGCCCGCACTGTTGATTGACGTTGCGAACACCAGGCCTGTAACGTCGGTGTAAGAAGCGCCCGTTGTGTCGGTCTCTTGGATCTTCAGGACGGTCAACGCGATGTCGAGCGCGCCGATATGCACGATCACCTGCGCGTAATCGTAACCAATCGTGTCGATCTCGACTGCCGTCCACGAGGCATTATCAACGAGTGCCTGCGGAGGAACGACTTCAAGAATTTTATGGACTGTTGGGACCATGATAAATATCCTTTTCGTGAAATTGTGAAGTAACGCCGGGCTACCACTTGGTTAGCTGGCGGCACATTGCAGGGCAACCATCGGCCCGGCAACCGACGTGGGCGCGACCGAGTCGCCGACCACGTTGTTGATGGCGATCCGCTGCGTGGCAGTGATGGCCAGTTGATCGAACTCGATGAACCGTTGATCCGAAGTTCGGACGGTCACGCCGCGCCGCATCCCCATGTAGCCGGTCATGCCCATGTCACCGAGCAAGGCTGCAATCGAGACGACGGCATTGGCGTCGGCACCAGTCACGGTCGAAGTGGCCGGCATGACCTGTGTGAATTCGACGTCATATCCAAGGAATCTCGGCGGGGCACCACTTGCCAAAAATGCACTCGTATTTCCGCCCGCGGCATCCATGAGCTTCGCAGGGCCAGCCCAAAACACGCTTTTCGACATGTACCACTTGGCGCGACCTTCGGCGTAAACTGGCAGGGTCCCGACGGCCGCTTCCCAGTCCACGAGGTCGAGTGTGGCAATAGTGGTGTTGCCAGATAAGGCCGTATGCACCGATGCAGTGGGCTCGGTTCCGCCGGCCGCATTGATGAGTTTGAACATCACGCCGATGGTCGAGGCGTAGGTGCTCGTACCGTCGCCGATGAACCCGTTGGTATCCTCGGCAAGCGCGAACTGGTAGGCCATCTCACCGACAAGCATGTCGGCCATGGCGATCACCGAGTCCTCGTTCAGTTCCGTCGACCATCGCACCAACTGGGCGTACTTTTTCGCCGTCAGCGTGATGTTGTCGAACTTCATGGACGACTTGGTAATCTCGGCGTTTTCGTCGGGGTAGTAGACTGTGGTCCCGCCTGCCCTGCGAGGGATCGTCAGGGTATCGGAACCCATCGGGATGGCGAAGGCATTGCGGCCGAAGACGCCG